GTAACATCATATATTTTCTATAAAACTAATAATTTTAGTTCTTTATGTATATTGTTAAAAAAAAGTTAAAAAAACATTACCTCGTCAGAAAAAAAACAATTCCTCAAAAAACACCATTTGACAAGATAAGAAGAGTATGATACTATCACTGGTGATAATACGTACTCATTTTTAAAAGCTTAAACGATCACACCCTCCACCAATAACAAAACATTCAATTATAATTTAATTGTATTTTTAACTTTAGATGATAATAACTTATTATCATTAACTTTTATTACTATTTGATGATAATAATTTTTTATCTTGTTTTATTGTCTTTTTGTGATAATATTTAATCTTCTAATCTAAGAAGGTGTTATGAAAAAAGTATATTTGAATAAAGAATTTCTCGAACAAAAAATCCTTGAAATGAACATATCAAAAGGTGATATCGCTAAAAGACTTAATTGTTCACAATGCCTTTTTTCGCTCCATCTGAACGGCCATATATCCCTAAGACCTGCACGTCGTATCAAGTTCATGAAATTCTTCAATGCTAATTTCGATGATCTTTTCCTTTTGGGCGAATAAGTTATGAATAAAGTTTTTTTTATCGTGGATGATCAATGTGTTTCGGTTGAAATGATAAACAAAATAAAAATTGCCTACCCAGAAATTTTCGACCGCTTCCATGAACATCGTTTTATATTTACAAAATATCTAATCGATACAGATTTTGTTGAAAATGATCGGCTGGTTGTGCCAGATGATACTCAATATACAATATTATCACTTGCTTTTGTTTGTGAAAAAACTAAGCTCCCTATCATAGTGATACAAAACAATGAAATACATGAGGTTGTAATACATGCGAGCAATGGATAATAGAGCTACGAAAAAAGCTCAATTTAAATTAGCCTATTTTGAGACTGGGAGTATCAACAACGCATCGAAAATATGCAACGTCTCTCGTGGTATAGCTCAAAAATGGGCGAAAGAATTTAAAAAAGATAGCAAAAAAATTGATAAACAAAAAATTGATTATGAGGATATTCTTGTCCATGAATGTTTCGGGTGGATGATAGAAAATATCAAGCTCGGAATAACATTGCATAATAAGTTTTTGAAAAGTATCAATCCCGAAGATCCAGTTTCTATTGAAAAAAACATTGATAAAATCACAAGAATTGTCGGTGTCACGTCCGACAAGGTTCTCAAGCTGATCGAGATCAGACATCAAAAACTGATACTAATAGATAGCGGTGATAATAAGACTATCATTGATTTAAGAAGAGATGATGATACAAAAAAAGTACAAAATATTAGCTAATTTATCCGAGCCACAATCATTGATTCTGCTATCAAAAAGAGATGAGCAAATTATTGGGTACATTGGAGCGTGGGGATGTGGTAAGAGTTTCACGGCTGTTTTGTGGCTGATAATGAAAGCTGGTGTGTGTTCTTTTTGTGATTTTGCTGTTGTTGGGCAAACACTATCATCAATCGAAGATGTTATTATCACGCCGATTATCAATTACCTGTATGATGGCAATGAAAAATTATGGCACAAAACAAAACACAAACTGAAATTGCCGAACAATAACGTGTTACACTATCAATCATACATAAATGTTGATCGTATTGAATCTAAAGGGTTTGCGGCTTCCATATTGGAAGAGGCCAGCTACACCAGTCCAAGAACTTTCGATAGGTTATTATCACGTACACGCCAAAAGTTTTCAAGGAAAAATAAAAAAGTATCACCTCAAATGCTGGTTTTAGGACATCCCAATGCTCAATGGTTGAAAGAAAAATTCGATGTTAAAAACAAAGGTAATTGTTTTTACGTTATGGGTAAAACTATTGATAATATACAATCGCTTGGGCAGGAATATATAGATGTTCTCAACGCGAACCTGACTGAAGACGATGCGAAAATTTATGTGTTGGGCCAATGGGGTAAAACGAGAAACATGGTTTATCCAGAGTGGAGTCGTGACATTCATCTGATAGACTATCATTGGAACTCAAACAATGAAACATGGATGGCGGTCGATTTCGGGTTTAATTATCCTGCTGTTCTGTTTTTTCAGAGTGTCGATGGTAATGAAATTTTGTTTGATCAATTAGTCCCTACTGGTGTATCAGACGATACACTTCTCCAACTGATACTTTCAAAGCCTTATGGCAGGCCTGATATTCTCAAACGCAACCCATGCGATCCAGCGGGTGATAATGTCCAGTCAACCAGCGGGGAGGCCTCTATAAAAAAATTTAGGGCTAAAGGTTTTAACATGGTGTATCAAAAAGATATGCGTTACCGTCGCATACCCTTTGGAGTAGCGGCTTGCAGAGCGTCTCTTCGAGATGGTAATGGTAAGGCTAAATTTTTTGTATCACGTCAGATGGCGAAAAAAGAGAAGGATCGCGGGTTTGTAATGGACATTGAAAAATATAAATTTGAAACGAATAAAAATGGTGATGTGCTTTCGGACTTGCCAGACAAGGAAGAAAAGCATAGTGATACTATGGACGCTTGGAGATACAGTAGAATAAATAATATGATAGACTATCACCTTTACAGGAGTTACTAATGATACATGAAGAAATAAAAAAATATGTGGGCGCGATCACTTGGGATGTTAACGGGATGATAAACCTAATTTCAAAGGCAAAAATTTTCAAGCCTCGTGGTTTTCTCGATGGGCAAAGAGGGAGTATCACTTATGACCAAGACATGATTACAAGACATCTTTATTATCGTGGCAAGATGAAACAGGATTTAATTGATACTATCTCTTCTCTCTACCCGAAGAGTCATCATAAAATGATGCCATATACTGTTCGCATGGTAACCAAGTATATCAATCGATCGGCTAATATTTACATCAATGCACCAGAGAGGACACTATCACTGAATGGTAATACATTATCACCAGATGATAATAATGTTTTTTTGTTCAACGATTTTGTAAAACAGTCAAAATACGATCGTTATTGGAAACAACAAAACAGGTACAGTCGTTTATTTCGCACCACTTTTGGCCGAGTGTTGTTTGATAATAAAACGGGGTTTCCTCATTGGAGAATTTTCCCGCCTTACTGTGTTGAGAGAATTCCTAATCCTGATAATCCAAGTGATATTGATTCGGATTATTGCGTGGTATTGAGACTATCATCTATTGATGGGTTTTATAGTGATAATATTTCCGTCAAGAACAATCGTTTTGAGGTATGGATCAATGAAGGGTTTGGTGGTGTATCATCGATATGGGCTAGGCATTATTTCGATGGGGAAAAGTTTGTTGATGATAATGATAATAAATTGGACTTCCTCCCTATCACCGCTATTTATGATGAAGAGCCTGATGAACCGTTTATAAATAGCGGGGATGATATGCTAGATGCTGCGCGGTCGATGAATGTATTGTTTACGGATGCGAAATTTATCAGTCAATATCAAGCGCACTCGCAATTAGTACACAAAACTGATAATCCGAAAGGGGATTCTCAGTTAGCTGTTGGAGCGGACAAAGTTACACTGATACCGACAAGTGACGATTTATCAGTTGTGGATTACAACCCTAAGATTTCTGATATTATGTCTATGGGAAAAGACATGATATACATTTTTGCTATCATGAATAACATGAGTCCAAACCAGTTCAGGGTTGATCGTCAAAGCCTCACTGGGGTAGCTCTTAAGGTTGAGAATCTTGATTTGATGGAAGACCGTCAGGATAAACTCACTTTGTTTGAGGATTATGAGCGGGAACATTTTGATAAGACTGTTAAGATGTATAATATTTATGGTGATAGTCTTTTTTCTTCTGGTATTGATATGCGTTGGACACCTGGAGATCCTGATATTATCAGTGATGATGAAGCGAATATGAGAATCTGGCAACAAGAAAAGCGTGAGGGTGTTAGTGATAATACCCAATGGGTAATGGAGAAACACAATATATCAAAAGAAGATGCTGTATCTTTTTTGGAAGAAATCGGTAATCGAAAAGTTGTATCATTGAAAGATGTAAACATTTTTAACGACTTCTCGAAGAAAGAAAGTGATACTAATGAGTAAGGTTGGTGATACTTTTGCTAAAGAGCTTATCAGAGTAGGATCTAAGCTTATTCGAGAGATACTTGTTCTTTTGGGTAGGCTTGAAACAAATGAGACTGGAATTGTGACAACGAAAGTAAATCTTGAGCTTGCTTTGAGAACCGAGTTTTTAATACGGGAGAAGATAAATCAGCTTGGTTATGAAAAAGCTTACGTTGGATTTAAGGGTGATAGCCTCAAGTTATTGCGTGGGTTAAGAAGTGATAATATAAAACAAGGGCTTTCAGATGAGTTGTCGAGTGATAGTCTCTTACAGTTAGAAGCGCTTGAGCGCTCTATTTTGGATCGTGATGTAAGGTTTGTGCCTGATGTTTTATCGAAAGAAATAAGCAGTATCATTTACGATGGGGTGCTTGGGACATTATCAATCGATGATCTTATTATCCGAGTAGAAAATAAATTGAAATTGAGATTTGATCAGGCGAGCACGTTAGCGGAGCAATATATCAATGCAGCGTTAAACGCTATCACTATAGGACAGGCAAAAGAAGTCGGGATAAATTATTATTTATATTCTGGCGTAAGTGATAGTTTGACAAGACCGTTTTGCAGAAAAATGATTGATAAGATCTGGACTCTTGGAGAGCTTGATTCTCTAGGTGATGACAGCTTAAGGGGTAAACAACCGTTACCAGTATCACTTCATCTTGGCGGGTTTAATTGTCGTCATTTTTTAGAACCTTTGAATAATTCGCAAAAGACAGCAATGATAAAATCAGGTGAGGCTGAACGTGGCAGGTTATAACATGACATTTGATATACCAAAGATAATTGGGAAATTCAAATCTTCAATTGATGCTCGGAAATTTTTAACTGAGTTGGCTTTGAGCGCGATCCGTTTGAACCGTATGAGGATTTTGAAAAGTATAAATTTATCTGGGTCTAAGATGAAAGCATATTCTGATAGTTATTCTCGGAAGAAAAAACTATCAGGCAGATCGAATAAGCCGAATCTAACTCTAACTGGTAATCTTTTGAAGTCGATGGGGATACTGATAATCG